GGTCCCATAATGCTTGCAGAAACAGCTTGAAATCGCCCTGTAAGGACGTTAAAACGTCTTTCATGTACGAATGTGGATTAATTAAGTTTGGAAGCTACTGAAGGTCTTCTTGACATCTCCTTATAGATGTATTTTTGTATCTCATCCATCTTCTTTGCGTATTCTTTTATGTATTTAATTCTTTTTCTAATAGGTGTATTCTCATCAAATTTAATCTTTCTGTAGTTAATACCAATACGGTCCATTTCTGCATGAACCCAGTCATGGATATCTGGAGGTAAATTAATTTTGTTATAGACAGAATTACCAGTCCATAAGTTATAGCGTCTTCCTAAATGCCTATAGACTGCTTTTCTACCTTCAAGGTTCATACCATTAACAATATTAGAAATAAGTTTAACCATATTTAAATGATGAGCTTCCCATCCTCTTTCTGTTCTAAGAGTTCTATTCCAAGTCTTAAGAGCTTTAGGATCTACAGTTTGTTCAGCTATAGCTATACCTCGCCAATCATTTTGACTTATTACTTCGTCCAGTTTTTGACCTAACTCTCTAATAGCTAATCTACCTGTAGATTTATCTTTTATATCAGTAAAAAACCTTTCACCGCCTTTAGCTGCGTAAAGAGATTCCTTTTGAGGTTTGTTTGTTCTAGCAAGAAATTCTTGTCCATAATTTCTATAAACAGTAGTTTTTTCTCCTAATGGACCTTCACTACGTTTAGGATATTGTAAATTAATTTCTCCTGTAACACCCTGCTTTCTTAAGTCTGCCACTAAAGCATTTTCAAAATCTACTAAAGGTTGTTCAACGCTTATAACGCCTCTTTTCTGCTGTTTTTTAAGGTGTTGATCTGTATTAACTTCAAGTGCTTCTCCATTTGTTTTTAAAACTTGAGCTTCAGGTTTGGGTACGAAGGTGGACTTTTCAGCTAAAGCTCTTTGTTGCTTTGCGTACGAATGGGCTAATGAACCATTGCCATTTCCGTTAAGTCCGTTCTTTCCGTTACTACCGTTCTTTACAGCTTTTGCCGCTAGATCCGCACCATTAGTCAGCACCTTCTTCCCATTGCCGAGAAGCGGCTTAATAATTGCTTTCATTAAAAAAGCCGGCTTAGTGCCGGCGGTTATTTATCGGAATAGTGTTTTCTTTTTCTTTCTTCTTTCTTTCCACGCAGCATGTTTTGCTTTTAACTTGTCAACGTGAGCGTCACCAAAGATTTCCCTGTTTCGCTTTTCAATAGCGTGCATCTTCTTAGGTTTAGAAGTAACCTTTGATTTATTATTAGGGTTTGTTTGTGTAGGACTTCTATCATCCTTTTTATTAACCTTTAACTTTTTGTTGTTCTTGTTAGAAGTAACTTTCTTGTTAGTAGTAGGTTTATCTTTTTGTCTTTTTAATCTTTCTTCGTTTAGTTTTTGAGAATAAGATTTATTATTGTGAGTATATTTTCTACCAGTAAGGACATTTCCTATTCCTTTAAGTGTTCTTTTAGCTGTTGGAAGAGTTTTTCTTTCATTTGTTAGTTTGTCAAAGTCAGCATTAAATTCTTTAAAGGTTTGATTCCTGCCTCGTTTAGTAGTTGCTTTTGCAATTCTTTTCTGTGCGGCTTCAGTAAGTCCTTCTGCTACCAATGAAAGACCAGCATTTTTTATACCCCTTACTAATCCACCTTTTTTAGCTATACCTTTAACAATGTCTCCACCTTTTTTAGAGACATTTTGTCTAAGAGGTCCTTTTATATATTTACCAGTAGACTTAAGAGCTTTATTACCTTTTGATGCAAGTTTTTGTAAAGGTGTTTTAGGTCTTGGAGTTGATGCTTTTTTAGTAAGTACTTTTTTAGCTGCTGTTACTTTTTTACCTACTGTCTTTTTAACTTCACCAGCTTTTTTAGCTACTGTCTTAGCTGTTTTTACAGTAGTATTTTTAGCTGTATTAGCAGCTTTTTTAATACGTAATTTATTTTTATTACTTATTAAAGGTTTCTTTGCTGGTACTTTGCCTGCTGGTTTCTTAGCTACAGGTTTCTTAGCTACCGGTTTCTTAGCTACAGGTTTTTTAGCTGCTGGTTTCTTAGCTACCGGTTTCTTAGCTACAGGTTTTTTAGCTGCTGGTTTTTTAGTTGCAGATTTTTTTAAGGCTTTTTCTTTATCTTGAATTGAATTGCCTTTAAGCATCTCTTTTTTTCTAGCTGTTTCCTTTTTTTTCCAAACATTAAGAGCTTTTTTAAATCTTGCTAAACCTGCTTCTCCTGTGGCGTAATTTAATCTATTGGGTCTTTCCATTTTAATTAATGTGTTTGTGTATAACTAACTCTCGTAATGGTTGAAAGCCAAATGCTTTTCTCATCCATTCGAGCCAATTGCTACTACCTTTGTCTGCATTACATTTCTTGCACGCGCATACAACATTCGTTGTGAGGTCTTGACCCCCCTTGCTACGAGGCTTGACGTGATCGAGTGTAAGTTCTTTAAATTCATAAGTTTCTCCGCAATAAACACATGTACATTTGAAATGCTCTTTTACAGCTCTTCTCCAGAGCCGTTTAGAATCTGAACTTGTCATGGTTATTAGGTTTTGTAAGTAATGGTTTGGACTAGGTAATAGAGGGGTCATTTGTTACGTATTTTGAGTCTGCTTTTTCTGTTAATAGAGGCTTTCTGTAATCTGCCTTTGGTCTTACTACCTTTGTAGTGAGCAGCATCTAAGCCATCACCATTTCCGTAAGTATCAAGTTGTCTATTAAGTCGATT